GGCAAAACGGGTACGTAGCGGCATCGTTGAGTGACATTACCGTGTGCAAATCTTTGGGGAAGACCTTGCCACCGCCAATCGCGCTAGCAAACCATTTGGGTTGCATGATCGTCCCGAGAAAGGCACTTGACGTGTACCCGCGCAATGTCGCGGGTGTGCCAGCAACTTGGCATATCCCACCATAGACCGGTGTGTCCGCTGTTGGTTTCCAAAAGCCCGAACCCCCGTCAACAGCCCTAAACGAAAACTTTTTGGCGGTGTTCACCCCCCATGCCTGGGTCAACAAATCCCCACTTACCGCAACCAACACTGCTTGGTTAAGACCGGTGTCATCAGGTACCGCAACAAACGCAAATTGATGCGTAGGGGTGACCGCCGCCGCATTAGACACAAAGGAAATACCCTGGACTTCAACACCGGCAGGAACAACCATGCCTGGCCCGCCAGTCAGATACGCAACGCCCGACGTAGGCGTCAAGTTAGCGGCTGACTGGCTACTTGCCATCGGCACGCAAACCTGATCACCAACCGACCAGTTCAACGTATTGACAAGTGTGGTGTTTGCGTTAGCCACGTCAACATAAGTTACGTCATTCGTCTGTTGTGTACCGTCGCCAGGGTCCGGCGTAGGCGCGGCAAAGTAACCGGCCCGAGTGATCAGCACGTCATAGCGCGCTTGATCGACCGTGATGGGGTTCATCCACTTATAGATGGTCGGCATGTCGCTACCTCAATCCACGCTCATGATGTTGTCGCTCTTGATGACGTTACTGCCGTTGCCCGATTGGTCCACAATGTGGGCTTGGTTCCGGTGCAACACGTTGTGCGCCAACACGACGTTACGGCACTCCCGACTGATCAGGACACCGTTACGTGTGTGCCGATCAATTCGATTGGCGCGAATGGTCACCTTGGTCAACGTGCTAAAGACGGTGATGCCCGTCTTGTTGTTGTAAATGTCGCACGCATGGATGTCCGCTACGGTGCCACCCACGCCAACCCCCAACTCACCGTTACTTCCGATGATGCACCGGTCTAGGTGCGCGTCCGACCCGTTTAAACGCACTCCCACCGATCGATTGTAGTTGATGGTGCTGTCACTGATCTGTGCGCAACGTCGGCCGTTGCCAACATAGATGCCGTTGGTTGCCCCTGCCTCAATGAAACAGTCACGCACATGCCATTGGGCTTCCTCCGGTGTGGACACGTCGTCAAGATGGATGACATCCCCCCGGCTGTTGTTGTTCTTGTTGCCGTCAAAATGCACCCCCTCAATCCTCACGTGCGCGACACCGGGCGCACCACGCAATAGATGGTCGTTGGTACCGGCGATGAGTTCAATCTTGGCGTGTGCGCCGATGGGAACCCCGTAACCGCCCGGTGAGTGCGCGGTCATGACAAGCCCGTTGGGCACCATGAGCGACCGACACGAATACGTGATCGGGTCAAGGACAAGCGGCTTACCCTCACGCGCCGCGCTGTCCATCATGGTCTGTAGGTACGTCGTTGCGTCATCCATTGGCGCTTGTGGCTTTCTGTGCGGCCGGTGAGTTCGGAACCTTGTCCTGTCCCGTGATGCCCTGTTGCTTGCCGATGGTGGACTGTTCACCGGGCTTGGCAAGACCGTTACCGGCCGCCAATGCTTGGCTTGCTGCCATGCTCAGTTGTTCCTTTGGCGACAGTGGCGCTTCCTCAAATTCCTTGAGCTGTTCATCCGTCCACCCCGCGTAATACTTGAGCGCGAGAGCAAGCGGGACACCCGCATCAACCATCATCTTGACAGTCGTGGCTTGGTCAAGGTCACTCCGGACATGCGGGTCACGCCACTGACACTCAACATCGATGCCAAGGATGAGTTCATAGAAGTCATGCCATGACTCCCCGTACGAATCCTTGAGATCCCCAACGTACTCTGTGAACGGTCCTTCATCGGCTTGATACGCCGCGCCACTCGGTACCGCGCGATTCTCGGCAACCTTGAGATGGCCCGGAAGACACGCTTTGGTGAAAAGCTTGTCAATCAGCTTGTCTTGCTCATCACTGTACTTGCTCAGGTCGGTCTCTGAGCCCTCCCAAATGGACGTTGCTGCCGCACCACCATCACCCCCGCCAGGATCGAGCACAGCAATACGGTTGGGCCTCATCTTGAGCGTTTCGTCATCGATCACTTGCTCAGTGAGAATGGCCATCTTGCGCCATGCGTTGAACTCAGCCGTGACAAGCAAGTTGGCAGCAAGCTTGTTGATCTTGTCTTGCAGAGTGGACAGCCGCAACACCAACGACCGACGTCGGGACTCTTCCGCAAACCGGATAACCGGAACCTTGTCAAACCCGTGTTCTCCACCGGGGTCGACAGTGTCCACAATGAAGTATCGGGCTTGCGGCATGATGTCGGTGTTGCCAGAGTCCTTGATTTTGGGGCCGACAAGCCTCACCACCACGTACTTGTAATACATGGTTGCGCGCCAAACACCCTCATCCTCATCAGCCCATACCAATGCCACGCGTGTTGGTTCCGCTCGATGGCTGTCCTTGGGCCACCACACGTTGCGCGCGTCCTTGATGACAGCGTCGATGCCCGCTGGCTTGGTGTCGTCCCGCCACGCGAACACAAAGGACTCACCCGCTACGGCAGCGGCCTTATAGACATCTTTCTGTGCCAACCTCAGTGCGTTGTCGTCCCACACGTTCTTGGCCGCGTCACTCATGATGACGTTGTTCTTGACCTCTTGGCTCTTGCTACCCCGGTCGACAAAACCCTCGACCATGAGCCTACGCACCGGACTATCAACCGCAACGTCAGTCCAGTTCTCAGCCATGTTGGTGATTAGCTGATCATCCAACTTGTCTCGGATGGCATCCGTGAGCCAAACCTTGGGGTGTTTGCCCTCATAGTAGTCCCACGCTCGATCAATCTCGATATTCTTGGTCTTGAGTTCGTCAAGCGCGGTCTTAAGGTGCTTACCCCAATCGTAGTCATCGGGGTTGAACGCTCCCGATGGCTCTTGCTCTTCCGGTGGCAAGTCCACCTTGGTCTTGGGTTGCGTCATGACGTCATCCTCTCACGGACCTTGATGGCGCGACAGTACGCCCGCGCTTGAGCATCAACTCTGTCATGCCCCAGACTACTGAATCAAGTTCATCAGGACTCTCATCACTGCCAATTTCATTACCCTCATCATCTTTGGTCCCTTTAGGAAGCCAAGAACACCAAAGATCCTCAAGCGCGGCATATTGAGATGGCTTACCCACATGGCAAATGCGACCTTGCTCGTACAACATCGCCACAGGTTCAGCCCTAGCGACTTTGCCAACAGACGCATGAACTGTTTTGAACTTGATATCTGATCTTATCTGCCTAAGTACAGTTCCTATGTACTCTCCGCCATTATTGACCTCACCCACGACATAGTTAGCCATGAATTGGTCATAGAGCAAACCAACGCGCTCCATCGCTTGTGCTGGACTGCCATGGAACCCCTCACTGTGGAGCACATACGCCGTGGTACGGCTGACATTGGCCGCTGTCACAGAAATGCCCGTATAATCGCTCTTGGTCGATGACGTTACGGCAGGATCAACATTGACCGTGATCGTACTGACGTCATCGGGCAACGGGCCATCGTATCGGAACCCCTCTTTCTCAAACACATCGTAAGTCAGCAACGCGCCCGGTACGTCCGACAACAACTCGCCATTCAACTCTTGTCGGCCGGTACGCGTGCCCTCATATTGACGAATAACCGTGTCACGGAAAACGTCGGCAAGGTTCGACAGATTCTCATACGTCGTACCCCGGATGACATAGAAATCACCATACTTACCTGCCAACAGGTTTTTGACAGCTTTCGATGGGCGTGGCGTACCCGTCAACATCATGCGGGGTTCGTCGCCAAGCCGCATACCCATCAACGCATTTGACAACACCGATGGCAAGTGTCGCCACGTACTGAACTCGTCACCCCAGATGAAATCGTGCTGTGGGCCGCGCAAACTATCAGGCTCTTCGGATGAGTACGCGAACGCAACCGCGCCATTCTGAAACACAACGCGCCGCTTGCTCGGTTGGTACTCCGGACGTTCCCACTTGGGGAACACGTTCAAGAGTCCACTCTCACCCTCAACCATCACGTCTCGGATGTCGGCAGCCGTACGCGCAATAAGCGCAATACGACCAACCCCGCCACGCTTGCGCGTGACCATGTGGCGCACACCTTCCGCACCAATGCGTGTCTTGCCGAACCCTCGACCGGCCATCCACAGTGCACCGGTCTTACCATCTCCGCGTTTAAACGGGAGTCGCTGATTTGCGCGGGCATGTGGGGTAGGGCACTCGGGGTGCGGGTTGCCCTTGCAGCCGGGAATGCGGCACAACCATGCCGTGCGCCGTGTCTCCTGCTCAACCCGTAGCCGTGCCGCTAGCTGCCTACGCCGCTCGGGATCGAGCGTCATGACACGCTCGCGCAACGCATTGGCATCACTCATTGTTGTCACCCACATCAACAAGTTCAGGGTCACTCATGATGTTGCCTCCACCGGACAACTCAGAGACAAGAGCCTCAATCTCTTCATCAAGCACATTGCGCACCGTGATATTGTGCTTGACCAATGTGGGCTTGTTGATGCCAAGCAAGAGTGCTCTCTGTCGACGCACGTCCATCAACGTACGTTCAAGACTCTCAATCTGTTTGACCTCCCCATCGGTATTCAAGCCCTCATCTTTCTTACGCTGCGCTTGCTCCGCCACCATCCCCATTAGACCCAAGAGCCGTGCTTCACTCGCGTCGTAACCATCGGCCTCATGCGCACGGATGGCTTCCATGTCTTCCGGTGGCAACTCTGTTGCTGTTAGCTCGCGCACCCAAGAATGAGCCGTAGCTACGTTGATGCCAAGCTCAGTGGCAATAGCGCGATAGGGCACCTTAGCTAATCTCAGCTCAAGTGCCCTACGCTTTTTCTTCCAAAGTTCCATGCGCTCTAGTTGGCGCTCTGTGTCAGCCATGTTGGACGCACCTTTAAACATCGGGTGTGACCAACAATACGTCTAGATGTACCCGTCGCACCACCCGCCGTTGGTAGCTCCGTAAGCATGTGGTGCGTGGGGAGCGGCACCAATCGACCCGTTAACAGGTGGGCAATCCTCCGAGCACCGATACATGTCGCTTACCCATCCCTTGCCCGCGTGTTGCTCGATCACGCGCTGAACCTCATCCACCGTGACGCCAACTTCCATGCCGCACGCTGCGTACCCCGCAACGTCAACCCATGAGTCCTCATGACTCGGGTTGTGGCGCAACCGAGCAAGCTTCATGCCAATCATCAACAGCGCCACATCACCCGCTACCAATTGTCGCCCATCAATGCGCAACCCCTGAGCATTCCACATCTCAGCAATGTTGCTGAAATTGTCCTCAGCGCTCCCATACGCACTCGCTCTGTCCTTA